GTTTCGCGATTGTGATGGTCTCTTTCTTGGTGGAATCAGGCTCCGTATTCTTTTTGCCACCAGTGGGTTTTTCGTTGTACGACATGCTAAATGAATATTGATCAATGGTCTCTTCACTAAAATTTTTATAGTACATGATCATGTCGTCACGAAGTTTTACAAGACCGCATTCGAGACTGTGCTTCTTTAAATACATCTCGACAGTGTCTCTGAATACTTTTCGCATAAACACGGGCATATCCTTCTTGACGAGCCATCCCTTGAATTTGGTACGTGACGCAGAATTGATGAAACAGTACCGTTTTTTGGCAAGCAAAATGAGCACGGGCAATATGTTTTCCAATGCCATCTGATAACCGTTCCAGCTGTTGTTTAAGCGAGGCAAAATAAACTCTGTCATTATGTTCTTGATTACATCTCCGCTGTCACGACCCTCCATCTCGTCACTATTATAATTTAAATGTATAAACGACGAATCAGTGTCGCCATAGATCACCTTTAAATCGAGACGCGACAGATTAAACTTTTTCAATATGTCCGTGTCGTTGCTCATTTTTTCAATCTTGTCAATGGCATCGTTCAATTTACTTCTTCCCATGCCCGTTATGTAATTGGCTAAAGGTTTAAAAAATATTCCAAAGTAGCCATATATACTGTTCGAGATGCGCTTGACGGCATTCTGGTAGCTGTCGTACAAATTGTACTTGAACGAGCCCATCTCGCACGCGTCTCGTTTTTTCTTGTATTCTGATCGCAACGAGATCAAGTCTCTCACAAATTTTGGTATTATGGCAGTGTAGCACTTGTCCAAGTATACACAATCATCGCTAGCCAAAAATACATTGGAGAAGCACACGCCTTCAGTGTTGATAATTGTGCCATACAAGTTGTTAAAATCCGTAATGGCAGCATTTTCGTATACGCCAGGTACCGGAGCGAGCACTTTGCCTCCCGTGTACACTATTACTTCGTTTGCCTTGCAAAGTTTCACAGCGTCATGAGGAACCTTCTGTATTGGTATGGCGGTACGTTTGAGTTTGCCCAAATCCAGCGCTCCTCCCGAACTAGTGATGAGATGTAAATCAGATTTCAAAAAGAAATAGCTATCGGGCACCACACGATCGCGTTCGTCGATACGTGTATTTACAAGGGCTCTATAGAATAGAGCGACAGTGAGCTGATGCGAAATATTCTTGATGTAATCGTCCACGCACAAATACAAATGTTTGCATTGTGTGTAAATATACTCCTCCACTTGTAGTTTGTGCAGTAGTTGTATGGGTAGGATGCTGTCTTGCACGTTATAAATTATAATCTTGCGAAATTTATTTTGATCATACTGAACCAACATGTCGGGCACGCTCAATCCCGACTTGTCGCTATTCAAATAGACATTAGCCGCTGTGCTCAATTGATTGTTTTCGAGATCTCTCGACTCTCCGTTACAAATAATTTGATACATGTCGATATGTGTATAATAGGAAAAGTAATGAGTCAAGTAAGTGTTCATGTATTTGTCTCGTAGTTGCTCAGTCTTAATGTCTATAGGCATCAAATCATAACGTTCTAAACGAACAATCACATCGTGAATCTGACATCTTCTCATTATGTACGGCATATCGAAAACGTCACCATTATAATCCGTGATGACATCGGGGTTTAGCAAATGTATAATTTTGAAAAAAGATTTAAGCATGTCTTCCTCATGATCAAATTTTATGACGATTATTTCGTCGAGTTGCAACTCGTCATTGTCGCTCGCGTCTTGCGTTATATCGATTGTGTCTCGTTTATTAATCAAACAATATTTTGTAAAGATATTGTCACGTTTTACAACAATTGACATCGTCATGATGTGATCAATGTTGGGATTCGAAAAACGAGTGCCGTCACTGTGTGTCTCGATGTCGTAGCACAAGACCACATTCTCGATCTCTCTCTTGAGCTTGTCAACGTCCACTACGCGTAATGAAGAATACATTACATCTTGTATTGTTGCGTCTATACATATAACGTCCGATTCAAACGACACGTAATCGCCTTCGCAGATGTGAGTCTGCATATGTATGCGATTGACATCCTTCAAAAAATAATCAACGCAATCATCTTTTTTCGCCTGCATATTGTCAGTTGGTTTATTGCATGCCGTAATGTTCACCTTGTCCGAATTGACGCCTCTTAGTCCGGGCATAATAAATGTTTTATAACTCTTGCAGTTGCATGACGAGCCGTAGTGATTGTTAAAACAACGTTTGTATACTTTAACGTTGCATTTGCTCTTGAGATAGCATTGAAATATGCCATCTTGGCTTTGCACGTACCCAGTTAAAAAAATATACAAATCACCGTTTTTATAAAACATTCTAGTGATGCGTAGTATATCGTCCGATTTAATAAGAACGTGTTTGTCCGATGGTTTAAGAAGTGCGCGTTCCGCATCTTGATAACTCACCAGCGATATAACAGTCGGCATGATGAGCGATGTTCAAATGTACAACGGTGTACAAGTTACTCCGGCGATGATACGAAGTTTGCTGACGACAATAAACGATATGAAAGCGCGCTACCGAGACCAAGACAACAATGCGGACCAACTGGCGAGAATCCGCTCTATTATAGGCACCTACTATCCTAATTTAGTGCGTCATAATACGCCAGTCACCGACCTAGTGATAAGCGCCTTGAACGTAGGCGCTGTCAATATCGTGCAACGGCAAGCGATTGCGCCTGTGCATCATGAAAAAACAATCAATTACAACTATCGTTATGATTACAATTCAAATGTTCCGCCTCAAGCGTCCGCGCCTACGCCTTCAGCACCGCCTGCTTCGCCCCCGCCATCACGACGACCAACTAATAATTATAACGTTTTTGATAGCGGAGATGTAGAGATGTATTCGCAAGATACATCAAAAGTGAAATTGACTGACGAAGAAGACATGCGCTTGATGGCTGTCGCTCGTCAGTTAAAATATAATATGGATGCTACAAATTTGACTAGTTATGTGTCAGTTTTACAACGAATAGTATTGGTACATGTTGACAGTTCTTCGTTTAACGAAGCTATTAGTGCTTTAGATACGGTAGTCGATAAAATAGGTACATACGAAAAAACTACAAACGAGTACAGAGTTTTTGAACAATGCATACGATCTCTATTAGGGACAGACGGCGATCTAAATGTATTATGTCAATTAGCAAGAAAATATATCGGCGTACTTAATACCGTAAACACTGCTTTATTCCAACGAAATACAATCGATGCTGATAACATCTTGGCAGAGCTTGTGAGTGTGATGAAATATAAAAAATTATATAATGAATTAGCAACATTATTATTTCAAGAATTCAACACTACACCAAACAGACCATCATACCAGGGTGACATAGACACGTATCATAGTGATATTAGAGCATTCGTTATGAGGACTAAAACTGTTATTATTAATAGCTCTAATGCCCTAGCAAATAATCCTGAATTGTTAACACTGCAACAAGATTTGATGATGGCAAGAAGAACTAATGTAGATGATATGAACAAATTGAGAGCATTAAAACTTGAAAATGAACGATTAACAACCGAATTAATGAACGCGCAACAGTTGTTCAGTAACAATCAAACGTTAAATGCTACAATTCAACGATTGCAAGATGAAAACTCGACTCTAAACAACCGTTTAGCGCTTGATGGCAGCGAAGCCCGAAACGGCTACAATATAGATTTGCAACATCAATTAACACTAGCACAAGAGCAAATTAAGTCTAGTAACGATGTTATAACGAGACTACAGTCACAAAACCGTGAGCTGTTATCGACAAGACAAAATGCAAACACAGAAGCGGGCAGAGACTACACTGAGCTAAAATCTAAGTATGATTACGCAGAGAGACAAATGGAAGTGAATCGGCTCGATAATATAGAACTACGGTCAAGAAATGAGGAATTAAATACTCTACTAAATACAAAAACCAAGAAAATTCAAGATTTGCAAGCACAGCTTAGAGTGGGAACAGTGACTGCTTCAGTAGCGCCGACAGTTAGAGAAAAAGTAGCTGAATCATTGGTCGATTTGCCAGAGACTACTACATTTGGAGATATGCCGTCCGCTAGTGATAATGACGACACGTTAAATGAGGCACGCGCATTACCGATAACCCTTCCTACTAGACCGCGTTTAGAAAGCAAAAAACGACCAGCTACTCCTTCTCTTGGCTACAATACCAGATCTGTTAAAGCTGCTTTAATGGCGGACAGGTCTCCTACAGTAAATAAACCATTCAGTAATTTGTCTAGTCTGGAATCTGATGAATACGACACCAATAAATTAACTACCTTAGACAATTTGGAATCAGACATCGAATTGCCTAATAGCGTCAAATTACCAAAGAGAAGAAGTAAAGCACAAGGAGCACTGCTTAATAAATTAGACCCTAAATATCCATACAGTAGGGTTGAGATGGATAAAGATCGTATTCGATCACCTAAACCTACACAGGAGTTACAAAATGATGACGAGTTATTAAGTTTACCAAGTAGTTTATTAAATCCTAATACATCATAAAAATAACATTACATTGTAGGAGTAATAAAAAAGAGATCGTCTTCGCCAAACAGCCTGATGGCTAAAATGGTCATCTGATCATTTTTCATGTTATTAATAACATACACAGTTATTTTATGACTCTGAGCATAATCTTCCAACTGATTAAATCTAATTTTAATCAAATCCAGTTCTTTTTCAGCTACATTGTTGAAATACCAGACGTATGAATCCGTTTTAGTCTTGATGGTGAAACGATTCTTGTCTTCTGTGACGCTAAGTTCAGACGGCAATTCTATTCGATCAATAACATTACCAGCCCCACGCGACAAGTTAGAGGAGCATCGCTTGACTGGTTTGAATTCAACCTCTTTGGCATACGAGCCTTCAGTGAATTCAATCGTCCTGTATACCTCATGGCCACCATTATATAATGTAGCCTTGCATTTCATGCGGTACAACTCAAACGAGTTATCAGACTTGCAGTTGAAGTAATGCAAAAGTTTTTCCTCTTTCATCTGCTCTGTCTCGTCATCGCCGAATTGAACAACCTTCCTGAAGGCGCGCACGATAGAGCTTATAGTGTACGTTGCTTCAATCTGCTGATATCCAGTCCCCCTCTTCATATCAACTTTAGTGATCATTACACATTTTCTTTGATTTTTGATGAGTGTCATCATGTCAAAATTCGACACATTGATAGATACAATGTTTTCCTCTTCAAAGTCCGAATCCGATAGCACAGATTGGGTGACATCATGCGTATTCTTTGCTTCTATCTTGTTAAAGTCGATGACTTTTAGTGACCGTTTCTCATTGATATATGTCATCTCGTAAGTTTGATTGATTTCGATGTCGTTATGTATACGAACAGTGGTAAAGTATTCCTTTTTCTTGTTATCCACCAGCAATTTTAGAATAAAGTAAGGCTGGGCATTGATATCGATTCTGCTCTTTTCCACCAGCTCACCAACCACCGAATGTTTTGTCTTCTTCAAGTAATCCATTTCGCCGACAGACGACACCCTCTTGCGTGAGTCGCTCACCGTAGCCATTTCTTGATCTGCCATGTCTGTCGCTTGGAAGTTTTTGAATGCCGACAGAATAGAAGTCGTTCCAAGCAGTAGAAGAAGAGCGTGGAATAATTTGATGATAGACTTGCTCGCTGATAGTTCACGCGACGACACGTATCGAACAGGTGTAAATAAAGCTAATGTCGAATATTTCGATTATAATACTCCGATTATATATGAAGTGACTGACGAGAACTATTTGATCAGTAGTGAATTTATGAACAAAGCGCTCAATAGACCGTCTCGTGCAGTGGTGCCGATTGGAATAAGTTCATTACAAATCGCGCTTGTATTTATATGCTCCGTCATATTAAGCCTTATCGCGGCGCTAGTACAGTATCAGAATACCAGTCCGCCGAGGCCATGGATAGCACAATAATGCGGCACGACTTGCCTCCGCCGATGCGTTACTTGCGTAGCGCTCAAAAAACAGATCTAACGCTTCAGAAGAATAGAGAGAAAACTTTTGTCAACTGGCCGCGTATTAACGAGCGTACCGATGACATGACGTACAACGGATTCTACTATACTCAAAATCAAGATACAATAAAATGCGCATATTGCGGTCTAGAATTGAGCGGCACAGGATACAATATAGCGTACGAACACAAGAGGCGTAGTATCGACTGTCAATTTCATCAAATCAAATCACGTGCCATAGACGATATTAATGTGGTACCTGTGCATGATGGCATGATCAACGTACGAGACCGTATCGCTACATTTGACGGTCAAACAATCAAAACGTCGATTTCAGAACTCGCCGAAGCCGGTTTCTTTTATGATGATACAAGGAAATCGGTTCGCTGCTTCCATTGCGACTGTCATGTACAAAATTGGACGCAAGACAGTAATGTGTGGCACGAGCATGCTATACACGGTCCTAAATGTTTGTATCTCAACGCAAACAAATCCATCAAATATGTACAAAATGCGTTAAT